TACCCATCTTGTCCTCGCCGTAGGCGTCGCTGATGAGCAGGCGGCCATGCACCGGGTGCTCAATGATGGCCTCGGTGCCTCGGAATCCGTATTCGCGCTCAGTGGTTGCGGTCTCGATGATCTGGATCTCGCTCATCACTCTCTCCCGGTTGCTGGACAGCACCGCGCTGTCCATGAGTTGAATATACACGCAATGCGTGCAATTGCAAGGCGGCAACCAACTGGTACTTTCCATGAGAAGTTCACCACACGTTGACGCGTGATCGTTTTGCGATCAGAATCCGCCCCAATTCGATACTCTGGATAAGTGTCTCAAGCGCCCGCAGGCCACCAGCCGAGCGGGCGTTTTGCATTGCAGCGGGGTGCCGGAGAGGCCGAACGGTGACACAGCTAGATCGGTCGGGCGGCGCTGATGGCCGATGCCCGGGCGACCGCGGGTTCGAATCCCGCCCCTGCTGCCAGGATCAAACGCGGCGTAGCGCAGAGGTAGCGCAACGGGTTCATACCCCGTGGGTCGGTGGTTCGATTCCACCCGTCGCAACCAGTCAAGCCGGGCTAGCTCAGCAGGTAGAGCAGCGCCCTTGTAAGGCGAAGGCCGAGAGTTCGAGTCCCTCGCCCGGCACCAAGATGCGACGAACGCGCAGGCTGATGCGCAACGGGGTGCAAGTACGGCCCTTTGGACTTGCGGCTGGCAGTGATCGGCGAGAGCTGGGAGCCATGCGGGAGGTCGGGCAAGCCGGAGATCAGCACCGGCCGTCGCGCCACACATCGAACGCACTTGCACCCGCGGTCATGTCGGGTCCGCCAAGGGCGGAGGTTCACCTCCTCGCGCACTCCGAGGCACATGACGAGAGAGCGAACGGCAGCCGCAGCCGGGTCTGACCAAGCCCGGTAGCCCGATGCGGCACCCCAACCCCTGCAGGAGCAGCCACGAAGCGCGGATGCGCGAAGCGGCAGGCACCTGTGCACCCGGCCGGATGGCCGGAACTCAACATCCGGTGGATGCCGGAGACGAGCATGGCAAAGACCCTCGCGCGGACACCCGCCAGGCCGATGCCCCCAGCAGACCTAGCCCGCTTCGAGCCGGCCCGGGACATCGGGGCATGGCTGCAGAAGCACATCCTGGCCGAAGACGGCCGGCTGCATAACCCGGACCACGGGCACCTGATCGACGCCGATCTCGAGTTCTTGTGGGCCCCCGAAGGCTTCACCAAGCAGATGCGCAGGGTGATCGGGCAGGCCGAGGAAGTGGCTTTCCGCGCCGGCGCATGGCAGCGAGGCCGCCAAGAGCAGCAGATGCGCGAATGGTTCGGCCGCGTGCCGGCGTTCCTGATCACGCTGGATGCGCGCTACTGCGCGACATGCTCGGATTCCGACTGGTGCGCCCTGCTGGAGCATGAGTGCTACCACGTCGCCCACAAGCTCGATGAGTTCGGCCAGCCCAGCTTCACGAAGGATGGTCGCCCCCGGCTGACGCTCAAGGACCACGACGTCAGCGAGTTCGTTGGCGTGGTGCAGCGCTACGGCGCCGGGTCGCCGAAGGGCGCGATTGCCCGTCTCGCCGAGGCCGCCAGAGGCTCGCCGCTGGTCAGCCGAGCGGATATCGCTGGGGCGTGCGGCACATGCCTGCTGCGCGCCGCCTGAGGGATACCCCTGAGATACCCGGGGGATGACCTATGGCGGAACTATCGGATGAGGTGAAGCAGTTCATCGTGCAGGCGCTCGCATGCTTTGACACGCCTCAAACCGTGTCTGAAGCGGTAGCCCAGGAGTTCGGGCTCACGGTGCCGCGCATGCAGGTCGCCAAATACGACCCCACGAAGGTCGCCGGCAAGAACCTCAGCAAGAAGTGGCGCGAGTTGTTCGAGTCGACCCGTGAGGAGTGGCGCAAGGGCGCCACCGAGGTGCCGATCGCGAACCGCGTGTTCAGGCTGCGGGTGCTGGAGCGCCTCGCGGCCAAGGCTGAGCGGTCGAAGAATGCCGGGCTCGCGCTGCAGATCCTCGAGCAGGCGGCCAAGGAGGTCGGCGACATGTACGTCAACCGGCAGCAGAAGCCGGGCGACGATGGCGCAACCCTGCCGCAGGCCATTGCTGACCTGATTGCGAAGCTTCCAGGGTGAGTACGACAGGCAACCTGCTGCTCGACCGCCAACTGGCGCGCTGGTATCGGCTGAAGGACCATCCAGTGCAACTCGCGCTGCAGGCGGCGGTCGGCAACGGCATCCGCTTCCCGCTGGTGCCGGCCGGGCGCCGAAGCGGCAAGACCGAGCGGTTCAAGCGCTTCCTCGTGAAGCAGGCCAACCGCGTGCCGGGCCAGTATTTCGCGGCGGCGCCGACGCACGACCAGGCGAAGAAGATCTTTTGGGACGACCTGAAGGCCTTCTCGCTGTCCTGCCTGCACAAGCGGCGCCCGAGCGAATCCGATCGCATCATCTACCTGCCCAACGGCAGCGAGATCCATGTGATCGGGCTCGACAAGCCGCAGCGCATCGAGGGCGTGCCGTGGAAAGGCGGCGGGATCGATGAGTTCGCCGACGTGAAGCCAGGCGCATGGGAGGCGAACATCCTCCCGGCGCTGAACACGGTGAACCCGCTGGATCCTGACTACCGCGCGTGGTGCTGGCTCCTGGGCGTGCCCGAGGGCCTAAACCACTACTACGAGCTCTGCACGCAGGCCGAAGCCGGCGTGAATCCAGACTTCAAGGTATTCCACTGGAGGTCAGCAGAGATCCTGCCGCCCGACGTGATCGCTGCGATGAAGCGCGCGATGTCGGACAAGCAGTACCGGCAGGAGTTCGAGGCATCGTTCGAGACGGCCGGCGGCCGTATCTACGAGGACTACGGCAAGGAGAACCACACCACCGAGCGGATCCAGCCGCACGAGCAGTTGTGGTGGATGCACGATCAGAACTTCACGCCGCTCTCCTCGGCCATCGGCGTGCGCCGCGGCGACGCGCTGTACCTGCTCGATGAGATCGTACTCACCAGCGCGGTCTCGAAGCAGTCGGCGGTCGAGTTCGTGGAGAAGTTCAAGGACCACAAGAACAAGAACGTGGTGATCTACGGCGACCCGGCTGGCCAGGCCGGCGAGAAGCACGGGCACGCCTCGGACTACACCGACATCGAGGGCGTGCTGAAGGCGCACGGCTGGACGTTCCGCCGCAAGGTGAAGCCGGCGCACCCGGCCATCAAGGACCGGCAGAACGCGGTCCGCGCCAAGATCCGAACCGCCGACGGCCACCGCAGCCTGCTCGTCAACCCACTCACCGCGAAGTGGTGCGACAAGGGCCTCGCGACGGTGCAGTTGAAGGAAGGTTCGACGTTCCAGGAAGACCAGTCGAACCAGTACCAGCACATCACGACGGCGATCGGCTACTGCATCGACGTTGAGTGGCCGGTGATCAAGCGCGTGGCCGAGGTCACGCAATTCAGAGTCTGAACGCATGGCAAACCCCGCGAAGAAATCCGCCGCAGTGCTGGCGATGGAGCAGGCCTGGTGCCTGACCAGCGCCCTGCTCGGCGGCACGACGGCAATGCGCGCTGCCGGCGAGGCATACCTGCCGAAGTGGCCGGCGGAGGAAGTCAAGGCATACGACCACCGCAAGGGAACAGCGGTGTGCTTCCCCGGCTTCTCGCGCACCGTGCAGACGCTGGCCGGCAAGCCGTTCAGCAAGCCATTGACGCTCAGCGAGGACATGCCGGAGGAGATGCTCCCCTGGCTCGACAACATCGACCTTGAGGGGCGTAACCTGCACGCCTTCGCGGCCGACATCATGGAAGTGGCGATGGGCCCGGGCCTGTCGCTGATCATGGTGGATTTCCCGACGGCGGCGGGCGTTCCAGCCACGGAGGCTGGCGTGCGCACCGTCGCGGCTGAGCGCGCGGCCGGTCTGCGCCCCTATCTGGTCGAGATCAAGCCGCACCAGCTGCTCGGCTGGCGCGCGAGTCGGATCGGCGGCGAGTGGAAGCTCACGCAGTTCCGATTCATGGAGTGCGTGACCGAGGACGACGGCCAGTTCGGCGATCGCGAGGTCGAACAGGTGCGCGTGCTGGAGCCTGGACGCTGGGCTACGTACCGCCGGGACCCACAAAACCCGGACGAATGGCTGCCATACGACGATGGCGCGACCACGCTGGACGAGGTGCCGATCATCGCGGTCTATGGTCAGCGCATTGGCTACATGCAGGCCAAGCCGCCGCTGCTCGAACTGGCGCATCTGAACGTGGCGCATTGGCAGTCGGCGAGCGACCAGCAGACCATCCTGCACGTCGCACGCGTGCCGATCCTCACTGTGATCGGCATCGACGAGAGCACGAATTTCACGCTCACGGTCGGCGGCTCGGCCGCGGTGAAGTTGCCAACGGCGGCCGAGTTGAAGTTCGTGGAGCACACCGGTGCCGCGATCGAGGCCGGCGCCAAGGACCTGAAGGACCTGGAAGACCGCATGCGCCAGGCCGGCGCCGAGTTGCTGGTGATTGGAGGCGCGGCGAACACGCGCATCGAAGCGGCGGCCGACAATGAGATGGCCACCTGCGCGCTGCAGCGGATCACGCTGGGCCTGCAGGACGCGCTGAATGCCGCGCTGGCGATGATGGCGAAGTGGGCCAAGCTGGACCGCGCCGGCACCGTGCGGCTCTTCACCGACTTCGGCGCCGCCACGCTCAGCGAAGCGATGGCCACACTGATCAAGGACATGGCCGCCGCCGGCATGATCTCGAACCAGACGGCCTTCGAGGAGCAGCAGCGGCGCGGCGTGATCTC